ACACATTTTACTCTATAAGGGTGAATCGGGGAACCACCCTCGTACCGTCCTGAACTGTTGCCTTGAACATCTCTATGGGCCTTACCCAGATTCGCCCATCAGGGTTTTCCCTCGCCCGGTACAGTACCATAGTCTCAAGTGTCTCTGAGTGCGTACAGAACCCTACTACGGCGTAGTCACCACCCTTGAAGTGACGGTACGCCTTACCTACCTCTATCTCTGCCACAGCGGTCATGCAATCTTTACCCCCAAACGTTTGGAAAAGGCAGCTTTAGCCGCCGCCACGAGTCCCATTGTCGATCCATCGGCATACGGCATGTCGAACTCCATTTCAAGAGCCTGTGCCAGTACTTTTACGTTGTATCCCTTCGGTGCGGATAGGCGGAAGTAGAAGACGTTTCCACCCGGCCAATAGTCTCGTTTATTCCAGAGACGGGCAAACATATTGTCGGCCTCCTCCTGCGTATGGAACTTCTGCACCTTGGGGTTACGCATCACGTCTCCGATCCGTACTCCCGGCTCAGTATCGAATACGAAGTAGTTTGCATTGCGGATGCCTCCGTACTCATAGTTGAAGTCAGAGATGTCCCGGCATGTTCCGTAGATGCAGGTATCCTTGCCCGAAAGGGCATGTACTATAGCGAGTACCGCCATGCGATCCTGCGGGAACGGAACGGAGTTCAGCACTGAGGCAAGGAAGATAGAATTGAACGGACGCCCATCAGCGAGTTCATCAAGGAACTGCTTCGCCATCTTACGAGAGTAGTCAGGGGAGGGAACGCCTACGTCACTGTCAGGATCGATTCGGTAAGGCTCGAAGTCGCTACAATCCATCCCGCGCTGCTCAAGGAAGGGGCGTACCTTGCACAGCCCCGCGCCAAAGTCCAAGATACCGCCGCCGTGCAAATCACGGAACTTACGCCAATACTCTGTACTGTAGGAATCCCGGTCGAGTAGAGTACGGTTCCCGTTGGCCCAGAATCTGTACGCCTTGGGTACATTACCTCGATTGTTCTGAGGACGCCGATACGCAGAATATCGCATCATCTTGGCGAAGTCGTTATCGACATGGAAATCCATACTGAGGTAATTGAGGAAGTTCAGCGCTACCTCTGCAACCTCGTCAGGGATGGTGATGATAGGCCATGTCGCTTCCCCGGCTTCCTTGGCGTCGAATAGGCGATGGATACCATTCACTACCTTGCCCGACTCGGAGACTACAACCGGAATACGAATCTTCATCTGGCGAACGCTACCGGCCATTACTGCGGCCTTCTTATCGTACTTGTCCGCGTCTTCCAAGCCATACCCTTTAATCGGCCTCTCTTCGCAGTCAAGCGCTAGCCAATCCTCGCCCTCGAAGTCTGGGAGGTTTTCTGCTGCGGAGATAACGTCTTCCAGATTAAGACGATCCTTGCCCTTGCTGCCGGTATCAAAAGCGCTGAAGTCGTTTGTTGCCCGGTTGAACAGGATATTGACTCCCTGAATATCCTTCTCTGCAAGATCGATAGTCACGATAGGAACCTTCGTGATCCCGAGTTCCGTAGCCACTGTGTAGCGCTGGTGCCCTGAGATGAGCATTCCTTTTTTGGTGGCGTACATAGGCATGATGAACCCTAACTTCGCCAGAGATAGTCGAAGCAGTCCGAGCCTTGCCGGGTCTGGCTTTCTGGGATTCGATTCGTCCTTATGCAGCTTGGCGAGGGGTGTATTTTTCATGATCTACCTTTTGCAATTGATTTCAAGATTACCGTAGTGCCTGCTCCGTTGTCCATCCACGGTATATTCTACTCTTTACCCCTACCAAGTAGGAAGAGTGAAGGGTTAGCTCTCCTACACGGTCTCCGGTCTTCATGGTGCCATACCCAATCGCCGTTTTAGTTCCGCAATGATATCCTGCTCGTTGTAATCGCAGAGTGTGCGGATACCATTAACCCACTCGCGGTAGTCAGTGGCCTGTAAGAAGAATACAAGCTCACCGATGACACATCTTGCGGTAGCTGGTGCTCTGCGTTCGGTACGTCTGATCCGATCCTGAGCGGCTGCATCCACCAAACCTGCGGTATTGAGGCAATCATCGCTAACCACATCAGTAAGGCAATCAATCTCCTCCCGAGACCAGCCGAAGTCCGTAAGGGTAAGCCCTGATCCTTGAAGCTTGCCAATTTCCCCGGCAAGCAAATCGAAGTCCCACTTGGCGAGTTCGGCTACCTTGTTATCGATAACCCGGAAGGCGTTAATTTCATCCGGTGTTAAATGCTCTGCGCGGATGGTAGGAACCTCGTGCATCCCTAGCCGTGTCGCCGCAGCTACGCGGGTATGCCCCGCTACAAGGATGTCGTCACCATCGACTACAACCGGGATAAGGAAGCCAAAGGTACGGATAGAGTTAGCTACCGACTCGATGGCGGGGCCATTGTCACGAGGATTGAATTCATAGTTCTTGAGTTCGGTAATCTCACGATACTCAAGCTGAACCCGTACATTCAGCTTATTAGCTTGTGCAGGGGCTGCTGTAGTTCTTGTTCGTCTTGGCGTGCGTTGCATATCACCACTCCGTTCTAGGAAAACAAAAAAGGGGCTGAACCCGCAGGCAAGCCCCTTTTACTTTACAACGTTAGGCGATTAAGCCCGAGCGCGTGCTTTCGCAGCGGGAGCCTTGGCCGGAGCCTTGGCGGTAGCTGCTGCCTTCTTCGGCTCAATCGGATGCTCAGCGGCCCATTCCATCACGATATGCTCGAAAGCATCGGACGGGTCTTTGAAGCCCATGGCTTCTTGCGTAGCCTTGATGACTTCTTCCACGCCGGTCGCCTGATCTTCCCAGAGGCTGAACTTGAACATCGTCTTCTTGCGCTTCTCGCCGGGGGTGCCGCCGACTTCCTTGTACGAAGACTTGATGGTGTCGGTAAGGACAGCAACCGTCGAAGTCTCGGCCAGTTCGACCAGTTCTTCGGCGTTCTTGTCGTCCATGACCTGAACAATCTTCGCCATCTTCGCCCAACCGATCTGCTGCACCTTGGCCGGGTCAATACCGTGCAGATTGACTTCGTAGTAGATGTCGATCAGGTTCATGGCCTTGCGGTAGCCGAGACCCGGAATCTGCTCTTCGATGAACTTCTGCCAGCCGCCCTTGACCGCATACGCCTTGTCGACTTTCTGATACGACTTGCCGAGACGCAGGTGGTAGAGGATACCGCCGAGCTTGTAGTTCAGTGCTTCGGCATCGCCAACCATTTCGGAAGCGAGTTCGATGAGGTCTGCACCGTCAATGAGTTCAATGATGTCCGCATCTTCTTCTTCCAGCGCCGGGAGAGCTTCAGCTTCATCAACCTCTTCCTTGGCTTCGGCCTTGGGTTTCGGCTTGGCAACGGCTTTGCCCTTGGCGGCGGGAGCGGCTTTGCCCTTGGCGGCAGGCGCTGCCTTGGCTGCGGCTTTCGCGGCGGGTTTGGCTTTCGCTGCCGGTGCTTCTTCGGCTTCTTCCTTCACTGCGGCCTTGCCCTTGGCGGCGGGGCGGGTACGTGCCGGGGGAGCGGCTTCTTCAGCGGCTTCGGCTTCGGCTTCGGCCTTGTCGACCTCATCGAAGAACACATCGACAACCAGAAGTTTCTGGTTCGTGTCCGATTCTTTCTTCTTGGGGTTGAAGTCGGGATTGTCGATCTGGACGCCGAGCGATTCTTCGGCAGCGTTCACATCAACGACTTCGTACGTTTCCCCTTCAGTGAGCATCTGTTCGGCCTCGGGAACCTCATCGGCGTAACCCTTGAACGTAACGTTGTCACCAATTGCAAATTTAGCGGCCTTAGCCATAGTAGCACCTACCTTTCGTGTGATTAACCAAAAAACCTACGTAGAAGAACCTGTTTCTTCGCAAGTCGTTATATTACATTTCCAACCAAAACGACGCAACCTACAGTTACTGTTTTTGCAACTGATTTCAAAAAGCTGCTAAACGAGTACATCCATTTAACGCCTTTCGTTCATGGGTTGCAAGTATCACCGAACGTCCCCGAAGAGAAATCTTCGAGTCCTTCCTATGGTACTGCTCACCCATAACAAGTAACCCGGCTGCGTCGTACTGGTCGCTTGTTGAGAACTTTACGCCTAATCTTTCCCCGATAGCAAGCATCACTGGCTCCTTGCCTTTGCCTTTCGGCCTGCCGCTACCTGTTGCAAACAATTTCAAATTCGTTGGGGGAACCAGCAATATATCAATACCGCGCTCAAGAATCAATAGCTTGATGGCCCCACCTAATTCGCCAATGTCGAAAATGGTATTGCTCTTTCCACGGAAGCCTAGCGCGTAACCCTCCAAGGCTACGAGGTCGGGTGTGAAACGATCAAGAGCATTGGCTACTGCGTTACGTACGAACCTGACGCGCTCAACCCCTTTTAGTTTGGGGTTTCCGATGCAGTACGCTTTGACCTTTCCCTGCTCCCTGTACGCAAGCCCGGTACTGGTCAGGCTAGGGTCGATACCGATTACATTCACGATGCAACCGTTCCGCCCTGCCCATCCGCGTTAAAGGCAGCTAACGCCTGCCGGTTACGGTACTGCATACCAATCTCATTGCAAGCGAACCGAACAGCCAATACGATAAGTTTCAATTGCATACATCCTCCCTAGTCGTGTTGAAAACAAAGATTAACTACGTGACACTCTTTCGCGTCTTTACAATCACGAGAGGAGCAAAAGCTACGGCAGGGGATAGCCCCTCCGTCTCGGGCTTCCTTCAGCGCCCTTGCATCTTCAATGTATTCATCCAACCGCGAAATTACCTTTTCAGGAAAAATAAGAAACTCCTTGTACGGAGTCTTAAACAAGAAGCCCTTTGTAGCATACAGGATGCTAATCTGTGCGGGAACCGGGTAGCCTAGTTTTCTGAGCAAGTACCAGTAGAAGAGGACTTGCAAAACATGATCGGGTTTCGGTCTCGCTATTTCCTTCCAGTCATCATGATTGATCGACTTGATTTCAATAGGATAATACACCCCGTACTCGGGCAAGTAAAGAGTGATGTCTGGCGATCCTACGATTTTTAGTTCAGGATCGCGTAGCTCTAACTCGTGGTAGTTGATAGGGTTTCCGGCGCAAACCTTGCACACCTTATCCTTTACCTTCGAGAGTACTGAGGGTGCAGTTTTCAAGTTACCGCATCGGCAACTCCAAGAGCCGTACATCTTCTCTGGGTGTCCAGCGGCAACGCGTTTCTTTATGTGATCGTGGATTGCCGTACCCTGCGCGAATGTCAGGGCCATGGACTCGTGAAGGAATCCGCTAGGCATAGGTACTGCGAACTTCTCAGCAAGCGCTATCTTTCTGGCGCATTTGCCTAGTATGTCGGATACGTGTAGGAACTCACCGCCCCGGAAGTTGTTGAGAGCAACCGGGCTACGCTTCAGGATATTCAAAGAGAAGTCATCGCCATCAGGTAGCTCAACAATCTCGCCATTAGGATCAACGGGTTCTATCTTGCGCCGGGTGCGTAATAGGCGGGTGGCCGGGATTGTAGCTGAACGATCCAGCAAGCTTCTTCGGGAGGTCATGAGTCGCCTTCGAGTAGGTGTGAGTAGTTGAACTGTCGATTACGTAACCCTCTATCCCACGCCTCCTGTATGTTACGGGAGTGGCTACCTATGTGTAGATGGTGGGGGTTAACGCAAAGCTTATTATCACATTCGTGGAGTAGTAGTGCCCCTTCTGGTACTGCACCAACATGGACTAGGTACGAATACTTGTGTGCCGTTACTACTTTTCCGTCCCTGCTTAAAACACCATAGCCGTGAGTACCTACTGCGCCTTGCCATACCCAACATCCGGTAGCGTCGTCTACTACATACCTGCTACTAAACGCTACTCCTTTCCCCTTACGACTATGCCCATGGATAAACCGCTTATACGTACCTAGAAGATACTTAGCTACCTTTGCAGTCATCGGATACTTTGGCGCAGGGTGCCCACAACCGCATTCGCATAAGGCTACTTTAGGAGTTCTTGTAATACGTAGGATGGACATACACATACCTCCTTTATTGGTACTCCTTGGGAGTTTATGAATTCGATTGCAATTACTGGCATCTCCCCAGAGACCAGCGCGGCCTCCTCGATCTGCCTGACCATATCCAACGTTACAGAGAAGCTTTTATGTTTGGTGGTCTTGGCTTCGATACGCATGATTCCTTTTACGCGTACATCGCCCTTCTCATCCTTGCTACCGGAGGCAGCGGTAGTCCTGCCCCCTAGCCTCCCGGCTATCTCACGTTCCTGCTTGCGAGACCGGCGATAAGAGGGGTTTCCCTTCTTCTTATCCCGGTTCATGAAACTATCTAGGCTCATGCTTCGATACCGTACGGTTCTGTGAAAGTGGCGCAGAACTCGTCGGGCATCTTCAACCCTCTCGCATTCTCCCAGATCAAGTAGTCCCGAAGCTTTTGGTATAGGGCACCGTCTTGGTACAACGAGGCCACCGCGTCCCCAACTCCACGGAACTTATGCTCTTCGTCCCAGAAGTGAAGCGTCCATGAACTGCCGCCCCCGTCGTAGGCGTCGTACTTCTTGGCGAAGGCCAGCATAGTGCTTGCGTCATCGATAGCGCCTTCGTCAAGCCCGGTACTCTCATCGAAAGTACGAACCATGCGGAACTCACCTACCCGGCTACCTCCGTTGCATTTGTTCTTTTCGATCTTGAACGCGTGTTCATTGAAGGACATAACCTCGATACCCGCAGCATCCTTCCCGGTGTTCTCCTTATTTTTGATAACGATTTCAACGGAATTGGCAAACCCTAGAGCCTTGCCGCCCGGTACGCTAAGCGGCTCACCGAACTTCTGGAAGCCGCCGATCTTGGAGCGGTACTGATTGATATACACAGGGGTTACGTAGTGTCCGCGTCGGCGTTCTGCAATCATACCCGCAGTGGTCTTCCGAAGCAGTCCGCTCATGAGACGCGCTTGCAACCCTACGTGTGCATCCTCTGCACTTCCCTCTATCTCGGACATCGGAGCCAAGGCCGCAACGGAATCGATAACGACCATCGAGATTTCACGAGTACGGATAAGGGCATCGATAATGTCTGCGGCGGCTTCACCTGACTCTGGGTGAACTACGATGAGGTTATCCAAGTCCATTCCGTGCTTAGCGGCCCAGACGGTATCCAACGTGCCTTCAATATCGACAAAGGCTACTTTGTGATCTGGAAATACGCGCTGCGCACTTGCCCCGATCTTGCAGGCTACGGTAGTCTTGCCCGAGTGCTTATGCCCTAGCAGCATTGTCCCCCGGCTAGCGGGAATACCCCCGAGTAGGCAATAGTCCAGAAGAAAAATATCGGTAGGGATGCGTATAGGCTGAACAATATCTGTCCCTTTCTTTACGACGCCTACACCGTACCGCTTGTCCATCTCTTTGAGCAACGGGCCTAGCTCTCCTGCTACGCTCTCCGCTACCCGAGTTCTCCCTTTACGCTCAGCCATTACGCATCCTTTCCTAAATACTCTTCGACCTCTTCATCCAACATTGTAGCGACAAGTTCTGCCGTTCGCTTTTGCACCGCTTCCATTTCCTCAACGTAACAAGGGACGGTAAGCGACACATCTACCCGCAAGGATTCGTAGTTACCGAGATTCTTGGTTACGCCAGCATTGACGCGTACGAAGGCCGGATCGGTCTCAAACTTTCGCACTTCCAATACCTTCCGCTTCTCGGACTCTACGCCAACCCCGGAGGCGGTTACTACCATCACTGCGTCCTGTGTAACCTGTGGTGCAGGTCGTACCCTGCTTCTTCTTGCATCGGCCATGCTGTTCTCCTTATATGTGAATCGCTCGGTACGCCTGTATTCCTTGCCACAACGTATGAATCGTAGGCGTGTGCTTTACCGTTAGGTATTTGAACTCGTCTTCATGCTCCCGCAGTACTCGTGCAATTACGGATAGCTCCCCGGCGCTATAGTGCCTGTACCGGCGTACGGTATCGAGCAAGATAGGCGGCGGGATAATCCCATCGGTAAGCCAACGCTTGAGGCCAATTTCAGAGCGCCCTAGCGCCCTTGCTGCCTCCGGTACGGTGAAGGTCTCGATGCTTACCGGGTGATCCATCTCGTCCGTGTAAACCTCACGTAATGTACCGTTAATGAGCAAACCATTGGCAAGCTTGCTAGCGCTTAACGGGTGATCCTTCCGGTAGGTCTCTCTGGCCGCTTGTCTGGCTTTGTCGGCGTAGTCGGGGTCACTAGCGTACATCTTCCGTCTTGCTGCATTATAACGTTCAGGGCTTTTAGCTCCTTGACGTTGCTGTGGACTTCCCGCTTTAATTCCCTCACGTCCTGAGAACGTACGCCTTTGCTCATTTCCCATTTATATATCTCCGCAGAACTTTCAACATATTCAGATAGCCGTTGTACGAACTGGTAATCTAGCCGATACGAATTGATGTCCCGTACCGTAACCCAGATCGGAACGAACTTGCCTTCCAACATACGCAGTATTCGGCCATGAACCTGTTGCGCTTTACTTCTAGGCGTGCAATCCACACCCCCGCTAAGGCGAGGAACATCCACACCCTTAGCAAACATCCCAAACGTTGCGAATATGATTTTCGCTTCATTTTTAACCTTCTCTAAATCTTTCTTCGAGTTACGCTTCCGCACCTGATGGAAAACTACGGGAGTGTATTCAGTTCCCTTTACATACCCGTAAGGCTTCCGCTTAGGCTTGGGGTCTTTCTCGAATGCCCATACATTACGAAACCCGCAGTACAACCCCATCTCATCCCTAGCTATGCCTGAGTACAAGCACATAGCCATCAAATCCTCAAGCTGCTCAATACGATCACTAATTACCAATACGTCCCGCCCAGATTCGTAGAGGAACTTGATCGACTCCGTAAGCAACAGGTTTCGATTGGTATCCTCCGACACTTCGGTAAGGATGCGCCCGGTCTTTGGAGATATGTTCGCGTACCAAGAATAGACAGTATCCGATTCAAGGTAATAGACGTAGGAGCGCTCGTGTTTGTCCAGTAATTCTACCTCTACCGCCCCCAGATTCCAATGGAGGATACGCTGTAGCGCGTCTCGTCTATCTACCGTTGCTGATACGCCAAACCGTACTTCCGCAGGGAACATCATCAACGTCTGTGAGAAGGTAGGTGCCCCGGCAGTATGAACCTCATCAACCACTACCGTACCGAAATACTCGTAGAACTCTTCCGGGTAGTCACGCTGCGTAAGGGACTGGATCATGGCGATTACTACCGCCTTGCCCTCGTACTCGCATTTCTTCCCCTGCACTATCCCTATCTTGCTGTCGGGTAGCCCTAGAACCGCCTTGGCCTGTGCCTGCCATTGTAGCAATAGGTTTTCCTGATCTACCAATATCAGAGCGGTGCGCCCACGCTTCTGAATTACCGACAAGGAGCATACCGTCTTTCCTTTACCTGTCGCTGCCTGCACGATGAAATCTGAGTGCCGTGCGCAACAGTCTAAAATGTTCTGTACAAACTCTTCTTGATAGGCGTACTCGCCAATGTGCTTTACTACTCTTGGGAACTTTACGGCATGCCCTGCGGACATCTGATCGCTAAGCGATAGCCCCAATTTTGAAATCAATTTCAAACCGTAGTTTCTTGGGACAGCTAGGTAGTCATCGTATTCCTCGTACGCCTGTACGTATGTCGGGGTTTTCTCCCCCATAGCGTACTGCTTTACGGTCAGTTCCTTCTTGATGTGATCTGCGTCTATGCGATCCCATGGAAGGAATACAGAACGAGAAACAATTGCACCCAATTTAGTACCCCTAGAAAACGGGAGGGGCGAACCCCTCCCTTTACCGATTAACGGCGTCCGCGAATTGGCAACCGGCGTCCTGCGCCCGGTGGCGGATCGTCATCTTCCGCTTCAGGCTGGCGACGGCTGGCCGTACGGCGTGCGGGTGGCGGGTCATCGTCCTCTGGCTCTTGAGCGCGTCCGCGTGCTGCGGTGCGTCCGCGTGCCGGTGGCGTATCGTCATCCTCTGCCGGTGCCCTGCGGGAGCGTGCCGAACTACGGGCAGGAGGAGGATCATCATCATCCGTATCCGCTGCCGGGGCAGAACGACCGCGCATGCGCTCGGTGCGCTCTGGCTTTTCGTACCCATCATCGCGGCCACGACTTCTACCGCGTGCTGGCGGTGGATCGTCATCATCCGGTTCTTCGGAACGACCACGGCGACGGGTGTTGCTGGAACCTAGCGCCTTGCGCTCATGGGCACGACTGCCGGGAGGCGGTTCTGCGCCAACGAGAACACGAAGCTTGTCAGCATCCGGTTCCTCGAACAAGTCTTCGTAGTCGTACGGAACAGAACAATCTTCGGTGTGCTTCTTGCCGTCCTTGTCCTTCCACGAACGAACGTAAGTAGCAAGCTCGTCTTCGTCCATGTGTTCCAGATACTCGATGTCATTGCCGATGGCCGAATCTTTCTCACCGTCCCGCGTAACCTCGAAGATCGCGCCACGCAACGTCAAGCCGTCTTTCTCAGCCTTGTTGTAGGCGCGGATAAACTTCTTCTGCTGCGCAGGTTTGACAACCAGCAACTTGCGGGAGAATTCATGCTTCGTACCGTCACGAGTTTCAAACTCGGTAAGGTCGAGAACGCTGAAGTACAGAGCGTAGTAGGAATCCCGGCCCGAGGCATCGCATACCGGGCAATTGTCGAACTCCTTGACGCATCCGGTGAAGGTATCCCAGAACTTCGTTTGGGGATTCATCAGATTATGCTCGAAGCGGTAGAAGTCTGGTGCGTCATCCAGAATCACAAACTGAGTCGTGCCGCCGACAGGTACGCGGAAACGGAACGGCTGATTACCTTGCTCCTTACGGGCTTCGGCACGCGCCTTCTGCTTTGCGAGTTCTTCGTCGGCCTTCTCCCGGCCTGCATCGCCGCGATAAAAAGCAGTTGATTTACGTTTTTGAACCATGTGGTTCTCCTTTCTTAAACACTAGGTCTAACTCTCTAGCCAATACTGCGGCTAGTCTTGCGCCAAGTCCAAGGCGTATGAACGCTATGGGTTTTACTTCTGCGGTAGTGTCAATCACTTCGCATCCGTGAGCCTGCAACGAGACAATCAATAGTTTTGAAGGTGCGCCGAACAGCGATTGCGGCGTGAGAAACAGCAAAGGTTTCTCAATGCGTTTACGCTTAGGTAAACGAGGATCATCAACTTCAAGCGCTACCGGCTTGCCTTGTTTCAACGGAGCTAGAATCTCGCTAGCTACAGAAATCTCTTTGCGATACGTTGATCGCGGGTCTATCTTACCTACGGACGTAGAGGGGGTCAAGCTATCCTTGCTTTCTCCACCATCAAGTCTATCTCCTCCATAGTGCATGTTGCGGGGTCTTTTGGACATATCGGCTTACCTCCCTTGGCCTTCTGCCGATTCGGGTACTTCCCGGCAATCGAAAGAGGCAACTTACCTAAAAGCTGTTTCTGCGCCGCTTCAGTAGCGGTTATACCTGCTGCGTCGTTATCGTACATCGTCAGGATCGGCATGCCTAAGTCCAGCAAAGCTGCCGCCTGTGCGTCTGTGAGTCCTGCATGTAGCGTACCTACTACCGAATACCCGTACTGGTAGATCATGGCTACATCAAAAAGCCCTTCTACTACGATCACAAAAGGGTCTGCCGGATCAACCAAGTGAATCCCTAGCAGCGCTCTTTCCTTCTGCAATCCGTGATAATCACGAATACGCGGATCGACGTTATCCAGTACTGCCCGTCCCGTAAGTCCCTGAAGCTGATGATGCCTATTATATACAGGGAATAATACCCGCTCGTCTCCTTGGCTATCCGAGGGGTCAAGCAGCAAACCAAAGTCGGTAGCCGTACGCTTGTCGATTCCGCGCTCTTTCAAATACCAGTGCCCTACCGCGCTGTCGTACAGATCGATGTACTCAGGGTCTAAAAACCTATCTGGCACCTTGGCCCCTTTCTTGCTGCCCCATTCCGGTAGAGAACCGCCAAGGAACTCACCGTCCTCGATATTGCGGATGATCGTACCGAAGTTATCGCCTGTGTATTTCTCAAGTTCCCGCAATAGCCACGGAACCGAACCTTTCGACCCGCACCCCCAACAGTGAAAGATGCTAGTGTCTCCGTCCTTTACTGATATGCCGGAACTAGGGGACGAGTCCCGCCCCCCGGCGTGAGTCCATGGAGCGAGAGGGCAACAAAAGCTTACCCAACCGTTATGATCCACAACTGTAGCATTAGGCCCTATGACCTCACGCAAGAGTTCCTTAATCTCTGGCCTGTCCATGGCTACGCCTTGAGTGTGACTTTCAGCTTCGGCTCTCCCGGCTTACCGGGAACCGTTGTCGAAATTCGATCAAGCTCTTTCTGCCCCATCACGGCCTTGGCTTTGGTCACGCCGATTACGCAGCAAGCGAAGAAATCCTCTTCCTCTACTTTGGCATAGAACTTCTTGGGGTTGATAGTCACTTGGGACTTACCTGCGGAACGAACGATGTCTGCCGTCGCATCATCACAATCCAAGAATACGAGCTTGGCCTTGACCATATCAGCCTGAAGCTGGTCAATCTGTGGCGTCAGGTTCTTTTGCAACTGTTCAATAGTTGCCTGAATTTTTGCAATCGATTTCAAAGACTCGGTTAGCTGGCGCTTGGTCTTCCCTGCAACCGGCGCAGCTTCCGGCGCTGTTCTGGTTCTGCTGATTCGTCTGATTACCATAGGTCTCTCCGTTTGTGTTGTAAGTTAATTACAAGATATACGACATTTTAGCCTATAGCAAATTCTTTGTCAAGCGTCGTCAGCCGTTGTGTAGGGTGATCCGAGTAGGATACCGCCCTTCGGTGGCGTGTATTGTTTCGGAACCAGTAACCCTGATTCTTCCTCTGCATTCCATAGCTTCCCGAAATCGTACGGCTCATCCAAGGAAAAGCCTTCCAGTTCGTACGTATCTCCGAGGTTGATACCGATACTAACGTCCGCAATGATCGGGCACTTTAGGCGAAGGTTAAACCAGTCTTCTAGGGGGTTTGTCTGCATGTATCGCTTGAGTGTTTTGGCCCCCCACTCCGCGTACTTGTACGGTACGTAGCAATAGATAGCGTCATGCACGAATGCGATAGGCGCTAGGTACTGCGGATCGATTTCTTCACTCAACCTCCCCATAGCCATAACGCCAAGGGACGAAGCGAATTCCTGAACCGGGCTATTGATCGCCTGCCGCTCGGCTTCAGACTGAACGCCCTGATCCTCTGAGTCGATCATGGGGAGATGGCGGATACGGCCAGAGTACGACCGAACGAATCCGTGACGGTGTGCAAACTCACGCATCGCTTTGTGCCATGCCGGTAGTGCATGATACCGCTCGAAGAACGCATCACGAATACGCTGTGCTTCCTCTTCCGTAAATACAACGCCGTATTGTGTCTTTGCGTACCCGATAAACTTGCGCCATCCCATACCGTACAGGAATCCGAAGTTGATAGCCTTCGCCTTCGTTCTCCAATCCTTCTGTTCAGCCTTGGGTAGTTCCTTGAACTGCGCCATGGTCATACCAAGGGCGATACAGGCGGTTGCTGTGTGGATGTCCCCGCCCGTTTGGTAGATGCGAAGCATTTCCCTATCGTTCGCCATATCCGCAGCAATGCGTAGCTCTGCTTGTGATAAGTCGGCCTCAAGTACGTAGTAGCCGGGAGGCGGTACAAAGATACGGCGGTAGGCTTTGGCATTCTTGCCGCGCTTGGGGAAGTTCTGCCCGTTTGGGTTTTCAGAATTGTGGTTAAAGACCCCACAGGCTAGGTAACTATGATCTTCCTCTACTTGGAAGTCATATACTCGATGCACTCCCGCACAGATAACTTTTTCAATAGTAAGTCCTCCCCCGGTGTCTGGTACCTTTCGTGTATCTTCTGGTGCCCGGTCTCCGTCGATCCCGCTAAGTTGTCCGGGGTATTGTTCTTCGGATTCTCGTCTATGTGATGTACTACCAGACTCTCCGGCAGTAGCTCCACAGGAATCCCCATATATTCCGCAAATACTATCCGATGTACGAAGTACCTCTTCCCCTTCACTAAGCGAGTTAGATAGCCTCGGCCATCCTCGCAGTCTGACGCCCACTCTCGCCCGTACTGCGGGTTCTTCTCCGCTAGCTTGCTCTTGTGATACCGGGTACTCTTGAGCGCCTTGAACTCCTCCGGCGATAAGCAGCGTTCTATCATTACCCGTGCCGTTAGATGATTGACTCCGTGAAGGCCCGCTACTTCCTGTATCGTTAGTAGCTGCGTTCGGTAGGTATTCGCTACCTTGCGAGTAAGTACGCGATCCTTCAGATGGGCTTTGCAAGGCGAGGGCATTACCTTCTCCTATTTCCAGTAAAGAATGTACTGTACTCCATTCCCCGGAATTAAGCAAAATCCGATGCTCTCCGGTAACTGTCAGAATTTTCCCATTCGACAGATACAACGAGTACATCATCGTTGGTGTCTTTCTGAAGAGTTCGACTACCCTACGCCACCTTCCCTTATGCGTGAAAACATAATCCCCCTCAACCACTGCGTCTGCACGAACGATACCTCTCAAGGTATTTATTGGGGTATCGTCCTTTACGCAACTCGTCCGCCCTGTGACTGTAGTTGTCAGGCTATACGAAGGACGTACAAGACCGTCGTGGATGTACTTCTTCTGGAACCCCTTGATGTTGGTTCCCAACAGCCGGGAGTCTTTGACGTATTGAGAAAGTTCCATCGTGAAAGGACACTCATCGTAAAAGTACGGTAGGTGCTCTTTCGAGGAGGTAGAGGGGACGCGCTTATCTGCCGATAGCTTGGCCGTGGATTTGGTGAAGGCTTTTGGCTTCAGCCTAAACCCGTCCTTGTGGTAGAAAAGAATATCAAGCAGGAAGTCGGCTCTACTGAACTTCAAGCCTTTATCGATATGCTTCCGCTTGATTGCCTTGGGCACCTGTGCAAGTAGGGAAGTATTCTGCTCAGCTACCGATGTCTCCATGACAGCCTCAAACTCTGCGAGGGCGTCGTAATCTACTCCAAGACCGTATGACTCAACATAGGCGAAAGTATTCAATCCCGGCAACGAAACCCGCAAGTAGTGCTGGTATAGAAGGTTATCTTCCTTGACGGTACGTACCAGTACTCTATACAGCCGGTAGCATGAATCAACGTCACCGCAGCCGTAGTCGATGAGGCGCGGAAGATCGACCTCCCACATTCTCGATTTATCTACAGTGGCGTTGAAGTGGTCTGCGTACCCTGCCATTTCCGGTACGTAGTGTTTAACCAGAATATCCTGATTCTTACTTATCATGTTCTCGTCAAGCAAGGCGGCAAGCATGAGCGTATCGCCACCGATCTTGAAGCGTATGCCTGTCTGCTCTCTCAAGTAGTTGCAATCGTATTTGATATTCTGCCCGACTACCTTTACCCCCTCCCGGCATAGAAGACGACGTAGCTGCCTGATGATTTTTTTCTTACGGCGTAGAGGTATCGGGTTTTCTGGGTGATCCCATACGAGCATAAAAGCTTCGCCCGGTCGTATGCAGAACTGCATGGTAAGAATGGCCGCGTCTGGGTCAAACTCCTTGCCGTGGATAGTAGGGTCGTATTCACGTACGTTATGTGTCCCTTTGTGGAAGAACTCAAGCCCTGTAGTTTCCAAGTCGAATACAACAAGCGAAGGGTCTTGCTCGATCAGAAATTCTAGGTCGTCTATTATCTCGTAGTCCCCCAGAATAGACTTACTTGCGGCCTGTGAATCGTATGCGTTATCGATGAGTCGCCCAAGAGTTTCGCAGTCTGCCTTGAAAACGGGCATGTGTTGCGGGTACATCGAAACCATGGAAGGGCTTAGAAGAGGCATTACCGTACAGCCGTGCTCTTCGCTAGTCTCGGCTACCCCGCGAACCTTCGTGATCTTCACGGCCCGGTTCAGTACCTGTCTAGCAGCCTCCGCCCCTAGCGGCACAATAACTTCAGGCTTTACGTCGTACAGATCATCAAGTAGGTGCTCTCGACACTTCTGCTGAATCAGGCGTTTTTCTTTGGTAGTGAATTGATCTGCATCATGAGGACACCTAACCTGCGGGACTGCGCAAAAGTCTCGGGTAGAGAATCGGGCGGTTTCCAGACCTTCTTTCAATACCGCGTTGGCACTGTCGGAAATCAATCTACCCTTGGCGTACGAAGCCCTAGACGGTGTATCTGTGACTATGAGGAAAGGGGCGTTTATGTCCCCCATCAACTCCGCTGGCTGCACGATGCCATCTAGGGGGCATCCTTCGCAGTGGTTGAGGTCAAGAGCCATTGGCAAGTCTCTCCGTATTCATGTCTTCTACAACAGCTTCAAGCTCTCGCCTAGCTGCCTCTAGTTGATCTTCCAGAGACATAACGAGTTTGATCTTTTGCTTTACCCGTACGCAGCGAGTATTGAACGGATGATCCCTAACCCACCAAGTTTCCTCGATGTTGAGAAGGTGACTATCAAACCCGCTGCCGGGTGCTGGCTTTTTTGCAATCGATTTCAAACTCATGAATTCGCCATCCAGTTAAGATCAACGCTACTGCTTGAGGGTATCAAAATACCTGCATCCGTTTCGTCATCGTCGCGGATCAGTTCGCTAAAGTTCATTGGAGCAAAAGAGTAGTTCAGAGTATGTACCCCTGTCTCACCTTCGCGCCCCTTCAGGAAGGTAGCCAAGCGGCGGGTAGAGATTTTGTTTCCTCTCCTATCCACAATCGATGACGGGTCTTCGCTCAAGGATATTACCAAGGAGCTATGTGTAGAGATAGCATCAGTGAATGCAATGTTCTCAAGCGATCCGTCCTTGCCCTTTTTCCCGGCCTGCCTGTTGAACTGTGTCGTTACCACTACCGGAACGTTATGGGCTAGGGTCATCTGCTTAAGGTTATCGAAGACCTCAGATACCTTCTCGATCTTCTGCATAGACCGCCTACTTTCCGGCTGCATCAGATAAACCCCGTCGATGAATACAATGTCTGGCCGGAATTCTTGAATCAGTAACTCGACATCCGTAGTGCGTTTCCGCAAGCCCCCAGAGAACAACCTGAAACGCTCCATACCGGCAAGATTGGAAATGCAAGTATCCAGCCTGCGCTTTGCATAGTTTGATAACGTGCCCTTGCGTAAGAAGTCAGGATTGATACCGGCGTGCATCGCAGCAATACGACGGGTGATCTGCTCGATGGTCATTTCCATCGTTACCACGAGTACGTTATAGCCTAGCTGCCATGCCATCCGCGCCTGATGCAGCATCACATAAGTATTGTGCGTTACCGTGAAATCCCCGAGTAGGTATAGATGGTCTTTATCGAGAGTTATTCCAAAGTAGTCGCCCTCCCCCAAAGAGTGCAAGGTGAACGACGAGTTTATAACCTCTCTGCTTGTCTCTTTTTTGATCCTCTTACGCTCCAGAAGGCAGGGTACGTTTGATAAGCCGCGCCCGTAAATGGTAAGGCGGTAGTATTCCACCCCATTAACGTACTTCAGCTTACGGGTAACACCGAATCCACAGGAGCGTGCTAGGTAGAGAATGTCATTGCTCAGACCATAATACTCTGTGCAAATTTCGTACCCGGAACCAAAGCAATAGCCATCACTATCCACAAGCCCTGCCAATAGAGATAGTCTTACCTCGCGGGAATTACGCAGCAAATCTCCGGGTATTCTCTTTCCTTCCTTCCCGTAGCAAACTTTGCGCACGTAGTCTAGTACGAAGTTATCCGCCTTCTTAAGCCCGGATACTTCATATTGAGGACAAGCCCCTTCCCGCTTTTCATATTGCACCAAGGATAGCCCCTCCGATTGTGCAAGCCCTTCCAGATACGAAACTATCTCCGGGTCTATCGTGGAGATACGTGCATACCCCACAGTACCATCACCAAGCCAAAGCCCTACGAAGTACGGATCGATACGCGGCTTATGAAAAGGCATGTCTACTCCAGTACGCCATAGACGTAAGGCTTTCTGTACCCTGCTAGGTAGTGCAAGATATTCGTCTACAGAATATAGGTGTTTGCTTCCTTTGGTATGTTTTGCATCAATGGACTTACCGCAGGCCAAAGCGAGTATGTGTGACCTATTACACTTCCAAGACTCTCCCCTAGAAGGCGTTACCTCAAACATCTCCTCTTTCCCAGTATTGGTAGATAGCACAGTTCTGGGTAAGGAATCTGGCCCCATTAACTGACTACCCGGCTGTAGGGTATCTATGCGGACTACCCGCCCGTCTGCCAAAACTACCGGCGTCTCTGGGGCCATGCATTTACCCATAGACGGACGCGCTACCCATGTCACCAAGTCCCCCGGCTGGTATCCTCCGGTTACGGTATCGAAGCGTGTCCAGCTTGTAGGTACTCCCGAGATTCCGGGGTTGTCGTGCGAATAGTCGTATTCGGCCATAACATCGTGCATGGCCTCACCGAGATTTCGGATGTCGTTATCGCTATGGGCGATCCGAGTAGATGCGTGCAACTCCGCAATCACATCCTTAGCCGCTTCCATGTTGAACTCGCGCAAACAGTCCTTGAGGCTATTGAACTTGTCGCGTACTACGCTATACAGTTTTCGGTCATGTACCCGAGTGATGTAGTACTCAGGGGTCTCCTCTGCTGAAGGTATCTCTATACCAAGCTCAGTCTCTACCGTTGCGATGGCGGGTATCTGGCCGTATCTGCGATAGTGACTGCGCATGAAGTCATACAGATCAACCTCTTCGTCGATGAAGAGGTCACGAGGTACGTCCCGAAGGGTATGCACGCTCCCGGTGTCGATTATGGCACCGAGAAGCTTTAGGCCGTCACTCATGGGACTTCCCCGCCTTTGCTGGTGTGAAGGTAACGCACCGCTTGGTTATGTACGCAAGGAAAGAAGAAGGCCACCATGTAGAGGCAAAGGATAGCGCGTGACTCCCTAGCAAGACAAAAATCTTTCCGTTCTGGTGCTGGCGGATGAACCACGATACGAAGTAGGCAATCTCGTACGGTGTCATGAATTGTTCTGACCTTCCCCCATTGTCCATGAAGCCGTTAAGGAAGATGACGCCAGCGCGATCAAGGGAGGCATCTACTGTTTCAGCATCGTCCCCGTCCTTGAATAGCGCCATGTGAATATCAACCAACCGGCAACAATATACCTCATGGCCTGCCAGTACCATTTCCTTTGCCATGGTATAGAACGGAAGCTCAGCCTCCATGGGGCTGACGTACATAATCGACCTGTCTTTGTATGTCTGGTCTGTGATGTACTGACGGAGTTCTGGGCACTTCTCCTTTATCAACGTGGTAGTGAACGTTTCCCTTGGCACTCCTGCACTTCGGAGTTTTGCTGTTACTGCATCCTGTTCCATATTATTTCCACTCCGGTAAAGATGAATCTGCTTCCTCGAAGAAAGTATCGCTCTTAGGATTGACGATTTTAACCTGCCTTGTAACTCTCGGGGTAGCTACAGAGACCTTTGGTGCTGCTAGCGCTTTCTGTAGAAGCTGGTTACTTACTGCGGACTCCCGCTTAACCCGCTCCACTACTTTGCGCAACTCTACTACTTCCGCGCTCTCCTCTGGACGTACCGAACTACCGGCTAGCGCGTGCTGTGAATACCGCTTAATCAGCTTAGCGAAGTTACGGGTCATCATGAAGATGTCAGGCGTGCCGGTGCCAAGGAAAATCTTACTGTCGTCCTGTAGTGACCAGTCCCCTGTCTTCTTCTTCTTGTAGGAGTCGAGTTCCCGGCTTTCCTTGTTGATGAGTGACCAGTTCTGCACTACCCATAGCAAGAACTCGCGCCACGTACATGCCATGGTATGCGTGCTGGCGATCCTCTTGAAAATACCGTACTCCTTGTGCGTCAGCCCCGAGAATGTACAGGAACCGAAGGACTCGATCATTACGCTCTGCCACGTAGCATTAAGGTCAGCTAGCGCAATGAATCCGGCGCGGGGCGCGGCGGCGCGGCGTACCTTAGCATTCCTTCTTTCTGTAACCCGAGCAACTGCCTTTTCAATTGCAGTCTCTGCCGTATCGTTGCAATCGATTTCAAAATTCCTTGATCTTGTGATTCTCTTTGCGTTGCGAGGCACCGAGCAACTAAGCTTTTTTATATCTTCTTTATTTATATCTTCGGGGGTGCATTTATGCAGGAGGGGGGAGGTACATCTTTGCACCCCCGTCTCGTAGCCTTTTTTGATGAAAAACTCGCCGTCTTCCGCCACTTCTAGCGCTTCTATTTGGTGTTTTTTCTGCTTTCTACTCTGGCGCAGCATGATTTCCTCCTGCCGGGTGCGGGTATCTGATAGGATTTTTTCGGGTTGAATTTGGATCAGCGATGTTACGTCCGCTTTGTTTATTGTTACGCGGGTACGTGTGATATAGCCAAGGGATTCCAGTATTGTGAGCGCTTTTCTTACCGTTCTCTCGTCTCTTACTGCCGGGGCGCAGAGTGCTTCCCCTGATTTCGAGTCCCATACCCCCTCAATAAGCTGCCTGACGGACACCAATTCTGCCTTTTTGTAGTACCCATACGTGCGTGCTACCAAGAATTTCAGTACCCCGGAGCATGCCGTATCCAAGAAAAACCCGGATTGTGTGATTAACCACATGAAAAGCTTCAACGAATTGGCAGTATTTACCGACTCATCCCTCAATACTAGGCTCTGATACTGCCGGGGCAGAAGATCGACAATGGTTTCGTATGCGTAAAATGGCTTGCTCTCTGGTGCATACAACGAAAGTACGCTACTCATGCTGCTGTCCCCCTATCTCCACGACCTTCAATACGTGAGACCGTGCCTTACGTTGCGCAGAAAGTTCCCTTAGAATCTCTTTTTGCTCTGCTCGGGTAAGGGGAGGAGGCTTTCGAGCCTCAAGGGAGATAAGATCAGGGCGCTTCGGTGCTACCCCTGCCTTTTGGTACGTGTCTTCCATGGCGAAATAGTTAGACAAGAACCGAGGAAATCTATCGAGTACATAGCACTCCTTGGACAATCCCCCTTCCTTGAACTCTGGATTCAGGGTGTAGAAGGATGGATCGCCGTAGCAATGGACTAGGGTAAAGTACTTCGGAATGAAAAAAAGACGCGGGGGAATTATCAGTCTCTTCCCTTCCTCGTCTTCCAGTGGTATTGCTTGATAGCAGATTTCTCGTGAGAGAACACCAAGCGGCTCTAATTTGAGCAAATGCCGGGCAAGTGCTAGTTTATCTAGCTCCTCCCGGCTCCTTTTCTGTGATGGCATATTGACCCTAATCAGTATGTGTCTTACAATACGCCTTCCTGATGATGCAGGATTGACATATCGGCCTTCGCCCCCTTCCTCACGGTTGGGGGCTTTTTCTTTCTAGTCCTCCCGCATGGCCCCCATAATGCATAGTGCCTTGTTACTCGCGGGGTCGGTACCGGATAGTCTGCATGCGTTGAGCCAACGCACTTCGTAGTCTCTGGCCGTCTCGTACGAGGTAAAGCCAGCTAGTTCCTGACCGCTAAAGCGAATGCGCGGATTACCGTTAATCAGGTAGTCCATATCCCATAGCTGGGTATCGGAATTAAACACGATATCCGTCTGACGATACACTTTCTTATCGCCCAAGAAACCAAGATCGAAAGCGTCCGTGTGCAGGGAGGCTACCGACCCGTCGTTTTTGAAATCGATTACAAGTTCGCTGTTCATATCAGAATACGTTCTTGTTCTGGTTTGATTGACCGCCGGGCACGAAGTAGTCGGGCTTCTTCGTCTTCTTACGCGCTCCCGCCCCGCCGATGGCTATCTCGATCATCTCAGTTGCCTTGTCGCAACCTACGCCCTTAAACCCCTGAGCATCGACCTTTACCGAACCAGCCGGGGTGATATCCACGATAACCTGCTTTGCCATAATTACTCTCCTATTTTAGATAACGTGTTTCCACGTTTTACCTAGTGCAGCTAAGGTAGCTGCTACCCTACTTACACCAAAAAGCCGACCTAGTTCGGTAAAGGATAGCCCATCGCGCCTACTCTCCCTCAGTTGCCGCACCTTATCCTCATTCAATACAGCGGCGGGGTTTCTGCTACCCACTTTTGTCATTCCATGAAGGCGCATATCCTCTGCGTTTTCCCCATGGGTACCGTATGCAAGATTGTACAAGCATGGATTGGCTCTGTCCCCGTCCAGATGCCGTACTTCCTTCCCCTCGGGTCTAGGGCCAAGGAACGCCAATGCCACTAGCACATGTACGGTGTAATTACGTGCTTTACTTTCCTTGTTTAGAGCCAACGCAGGATACCCGTCACGAAGACTGGTTTTTAGTATACCCCCGGAGTATAGGCCGTTATAGGCTTTGTCCCTACGTACACGACCGAAAGAAGATACAGAGTAGTACCCTTCATACCCCGGTATCTCCTTCCATACCTCTCTGCGTACCCTACGTATCATGAGAAGCCACCAATGACTAGGCGTACTGAACCATCGGGGGCATTTACTCGGCTAACGGTTCTACCTTGCTGCACCGCTTTACGTGTAGCCGCATGGATAGCATAGGTCTGGTACAGTTTGCCCATAGCTGCCTGCGCCGGGTTTTCCTTCCCGGTGATCTGGGAACCAAGTACCCCGGCAACGCGACCGGCGAAAAGGTCAGTACGCGCTACCATGCCCTTCTTCTTGGCATCATGGTAGAAACCGACATCGTACGGGCAATCCTGCAATTGCAAGACGTAATCGGCAGCGCCCATACCCTGCTGGTTAGCGTAGAAGGCGCGAGGCGTCCCACCCTTAATCAAGGCGCATTTGACGCCCTTGGAGGCGAGTTCATTCACTGCTGCGGTCAATGCCTGAATGTCAGTGAAGACAATATCGGCAATCTCTGTCGTATGGCTCATATCGGGAATCTCCTTTTTATAGTGAGGGGTCTATTATCTCTGCGCAGAAAGCTCTCGGCGCATGCGTTTACTTTCTGTAAATACGGAATTTACGCCTACTCCTAGCAATTCGGCAATCTCCACCTGAGTCTTACCTTGCGCTAGTAGCTGTCTAGCCCTTTGCTTACCCTCTACCGTAATAGGGCGTTTGCTGTAAAGGCCATTGTTGTAGTTATCCATGGCGTTCTCTTCAACAGTACCATAGACTAAATTGCACTTGCGGTTATCCTTCTTTACCCCATTACGGTGTCGGGTGTGTAACCCTCTAGGTAACGGGCCGAAGAAAGCAGAAGCTACGATACTATGTACTCTGGTCGGACGTACCTTACCTTCTTTTGATAAGGCTACGTATAGGTAGCCTTTTTCGTCTTCCGAAGGGTTTAGTACTTTCCCCCTTTTGAGTCCGCGAATATCCCCTTCACTAGATACTTCATAAAGACCTTCGTAACCTACTACTTGTCGCCATTCAATTTCCATACGCCCTCCACTACTGAATTATACTACAGGGTCGTATTCTTTGTCAAGGTCAGCGACGGATACGCATTCTGCGATTCGGCTTCTCGACTTTCAGGGCTACCTTCGTACCATCGTCGGCGGTATGTACTTCGATCTTCGGTAACGCAGCCTTAGCAACCTTGGCCTTAGCGATAACCGTGATGTCGTAGCATTCAGCAAGTTCCTCCGCATCCATGTAGGCGCTAGCGTAGTTCTTGGGCACTACGATCCCTTCGGCCTCAAGGTCTTCAAGGGTAAGGATGTCGCCGTGCCCCGAGAAGACGGTATGGTTATGCGTACGCAGCGTACATCGGGCATCGTGCGGGATATGTGCTGTTACCAGAACGGCCTCGCCGTCTCGCCGGGAGCGGAAGAAGATACTACCGTCCCGTACCTTTACGCCCCGGTTCTTTACGCTGGTTTGCACCATGAAGATAACCCCATCCGGCGAATCTATCTGATCGGAGTAGAGCCAGCCGTCAATGTCGGGGAACTGCGATACCGGGATACTCAGCGTACGCCCCATCTTGCCCATCTTCTTCGAGGCGAGGGTACGAACGAACTCCGGTTCTACCACGAAACCTGCGATGGCGATTGATGCCGTGGGGAACGTAGCCTTACCGTAACCGATCTGCACGGATTGAGTAGCCATGGCTCTTACCTCCTATTGTCCAAAAAGTATTGATAAATCCACCCCGTCAAGGATGGAACGTGCAGGTCTGGTTGCCATAATGCTTAGCTCCTCTTTCTCGTGCTAACCCGTCTGGCGTTCGCGGTGGCGGGTGCTGCTGCCGTTTCCTTGCCTGCCGGTGTAGCGTTGGCTTGCGCCCAATCGTTCATTGCCTTGATCTGCGCAGCGAATGCCTTGGATAGCGGAACCATGGAGGTAAGCGCCTTCTTCACATGCTCCATACCCATCTCTTCCGTACCGTCGCTGAACGCATCCACCAAAGCGTCCTTTACTGCCGATTCAATTTCTGCGGGTACATACCCTTCCGAGAGTGCTACCACTTCGGATACTTCTTCTTTCGGGAAGTCCTGAATGTCCCGACCCCGCAACTTTAAGTGAATCCGCAAAACTTCTCTACGCTCACTTGGGGTAGGCATTGAGGTAGAGAAGATCGCATCGAATCGCCCCCGGCGAAGCATTTCAGGGGGAAGCCCGGTAACGTTGTTGGCCGTAACCATGACGAAGACCGGATGTGTACAGTCCTGCAACCAAGTAAGGAACGACCCGAGAACCCGGTTACTGGTTCCGCTATCCCCGCTACCGCCAATCCCTCCGAGACCTTTATCAATTTCGTCGCAGAAGAGAACGCAATTGTGGGATACCAGACCGTCCGATATATACGCGTGAGGGAAACCACATACCGGGTCGTACACATACTCGGCTTCTTCCAAAATATCTATTGCAGTAATTTTACTCATGGTCTTTTTCTCCTGTATTGAATAGTTAGCGCCTCTTGTACGCTCCAGCCTTTACGCAACCTTGTGTATATTGTAGCTGCGGGTACCCCTAATTTCCTCGCCCACATAGCGACTGTTAGGGTTCTACCTTTGTAGAAAAGGCTTACATTGTTACCTTTGTTATTGGACTGCTGGCGGGGACTAGCCCATCTACAGTTCTCTTTAGAGTACCCCTTACTGTTTTCTTTCCTGTCTAGGGTAGTGTTATCGGGCCGCTCCCCCATATCTTCAAAGAAATTTGCAAACGATTGCAACCAACGGTCACATACGGTGATACCCTTAGCCCCGTAGTTTTTGAAAGAGGTGTCTGTAGCCCTGTAGCATCGGGCAATCATAGACTCCCACGACTTCCATGTAGGGGTTCCAGTCATCCCGTGCACGGATGCCTTACCCATCGCTCTTGCACGCTCGACAACTAGGCAGCCGCAGGAGGTAGTCTTACCTTGTTGTAAGTCCCCTCCTCTAACTGTCGCCTTGCCCCCACAGGCGCAAGTGCAGTCCCAAAGTATCCTACCTTGCCTATTACGGACAGCGGATTCGGCTACCACAACCAACCTACCGAACTCCCTCCCCACTAGTGATACTTTCCTCATCGCCTACCTCCACTACATCATCGCCTATCAAAAGATGCTGCGCCTCTACCCAAGAGAGTCCGTTAGTGGTACGTACCAGTACTTTATGGGCCGCAGTAACTGATAAGGATTTTCCGCTTTCCGTGGTGATACGGAGTAACCCTTTACCTCTTCCGCTTTTACGAAGAACAGCGTTCATAGGAACATCAATACGTAACCCGGTTTCTGGGTCTACCGACCGAACCATAACCCCAGTACCGTTACGCTCTCTGTATAGTTGAGCCAATGACTCCTTAGTTCCATCTGCCAACTCTACCATAGTGTCTTCCGTGCAGCAAGGTGACATGCTTTCTACCATCTTCAGCGCGGTACGCATGCGCTGTTCCGATGCGCCGACCAAGGAGTTAAAGACCCGGCCAAAATCCAAGCGGACGAGCGGAACGCCAAGTTCAGAAGAGATAGCCTTGGCGATGAGGGATTTGCCTGTGTTATGCACATCGTAGGTCATTACCGTACCTGCGTCCTCCACTGCTGCGACTTCTCCGATGCGTACGTATTCTACGGTGAAGTTTTCCAGCTTGCTATGCTCTCGGGCATGGTCGGGTTTGTCCAGTACCATCAAGTTGCTGAGTTCGTCATCCAGTGTGTCCTCATTCACATGATGGACTTCCATTTCGGGGGGTAGGAAAGTAAAGGTAGAGGACATGGCGGGGTTGTGCTTGAGGGCATGAACGTACTCCTCCACCGGCAACCCGTTCATGTGTGCCTCAATAACCAGACGGGCATAGGCAATGCGCTTGTATGCGTAGTATTCGCTGTCCTCGTGATAGCTTCCGTAGGGGTGGTACTTGACATTCTCGATATGGCGAGGAGGACGCGCATCCAGTTTCCTACCTCCGGTAGCCTGTGGCTTCATAGAGCCACGAAGCAGTACATGATCCCCTGCCTTCAAATCCTCAACGGGAACATAGCGACCGCCCGGAATACCTACCGGGTGAGTGCCTGTCAATACGAGGGATTCTCCGGATACCAGAGAGAGTTTCATAACCGGCTTCTTCCCCGCCATCGTGACGGAGATAACTCGGTTATAGAACATAATACCATCTGGGTCTAGCGAATGCAGGTATGTGGGCATTGTCGTATCCCATCCCTTAGTAGAGGAAGGAATACCATTGAATTTTTCGTAGAGTTCGTCCAGTCGGATACTGCGTCCGCTATTGCGGATACCGCGACGATAAACTACCTCTGCATCGCCTCGTAGGCATCCCGGTGGGCCGACCAGAACAATACCCTTCGGTGCTTCGATGCCGAAATCCTTGGCCGCGTCCGAGTAGCAATCCCG